GAAACTATCTGAAAAGTTTCACAGATGGAATTATGACTGCAATTACCGCACCGTTTGATCTCATCTACAACCTGTTCACTGGTGAGTTTGATATCGTCGATTTGTTTACAAGACCAGTGGCTGCTCTGTTTGATCTTATCACGGGCGGAATCGCATCAACCGTTGAGTATTTGAACAGCACTACAGTTGGTGATCTTTTGATACCAGATGGACTCGCAGAAAGCACCATTAACTTCTTTAGAGGCCTCAAAGTACCAGAGTTTGCAGAGGGTGGTATTGTCAGTGGTTCACCACAAGGTATGATAGCGAGAGTTGCAGAGAACAATCAGGCAGAAGCAATTCTACCTCTCCGTTCTTTCGGTGATCAGTATTTGAAACCAAGTTTAGATTCTGTCTTCAACAAGTATCTTGGTCCTGCGAGCAACATTGGTGCATTAGTTAATAATCTCAGCAATGAAAACTTTGCTCTTGGTGCTTCGCCCGCAGTGAATGTTGTTGCACCACAAACACAAGTCAATGCAAATGCTGGTGGAGGAAACAGAGTTCCAATTATCGCAGCACCACCAGCAAGAGTTCAAGACTCGACCATTTCTCATATGCTCCACAACTCTCATCGGGTTGGGCGAGTATAAAAAAAGGGGACCGGCTAGGCCGATCCCCTAAGAAGAAAGAAGGTCTTTTTAGTCTTCTTGAGAAAGTTTCTCGAAGTAGGACAGAGCATCATCTTGCTCAACCGTCTCGGTTGTTTCGCTCTCATCAGAGCCTGTGCTGATCGTCTGTTCAACGTCTTCAGTGACGCTAGACTTAGAGCCAAACATCTTTTCAGCAAGATCTACGTCTTCTTCTTGAGCAGTCTCAGCCGACGAGGTAGTCGTTACGCCATGAACAACTTTGTCAAACTTTGCTTTGAGTTCTTCATAGGTCTTAAACTCACTCGGTGCAATCAGTTCTTGGAGTGAATGCAAAGAGTTGTAGACTTTTTCGAGTTTAGAATCTTCACCATCAAACAACGAAGATTGGTTATCAAACTTAGACTTGTCATAGTTTCGATAGCCAGAGACTTGGGCTGCTTGAAGCATAAAGTTTGCCCCGTCTTCGAATTCAAACACATTGACAGGATCTTCAGGAGTGAATCCGTCAGGAACTTCGGGTGGCGACAACTTTTCAATGATCTTGTCGTGAATCTTCTTACCATACTCAAACAAGAACACTTTACCCTCATTGTCAGGGTTTGCAGGATCTTTGACAACAAGAATGTTTGAGACATAGCGAAGTTTACGCTTTCGATCACGAGCGATCTTCTTATCACTTTCGATGCCGCTGTTCCAAAGAAGTGTGTTTGCTTCGGAGACAGGATCTTTTTGACCGAGAGTGGTCAAAGACTTTTCAATATACCAGCCGCCTGGTCCTTGAAAAGAATGGCTGAAGATTTGAACCCAAGGAATGTCTTCGTTGCCACAAGCAGGAAGGAAACGAATGATTGCGTAACCATTACCCGACTTGTCACAAGAGAGTTTCCAATAGCGATCATCTTCATACGATTTGGTGGTCTTGGTGTTGATCTTCTCCAGTTCTTTCTGAAGATTGCCAAGATTTTTCTTCTTTCTGTTTTTGTAATCTGCATACGACATAATTTTTTCTCCTTGTATTTGCTGTATATTTTCGTATGTGCTTTAGTATACTATTATTTATTTCTGGATCTCATATTTTTTGAGAATATCCAAGGCTTTTTTGCGAAAACGTTTTGTATCGGTTGAGAAGAATGAACGGTACTTGATGATTTTCTGTGAGTGTTCTTTCCAGACCACATCATCTTTCAGATCAGAATTCAAACGCAAAACAAAACTCATAAGTGAATCGAGAATCAAAAAGGTTTCAACCGAAACATCTTTGCGTAGATACCATTTTAGTACCTCAGGATGGTCACCATTGTTTGATTGAAAGAACTCATCAAACTTCATATTGTTTTCTTCAACAAACTCGCAAATGGAATTAAACTCGCTGTTGAAAACTCTTTCGAGTGAATCCTTTTTTGATCTCCATTTCTTCCATGTGTCTTCAGCATCGGTATCAAATGCGTCACCGATCCAAAGGTCTTCATTCTCTACAATATTTGAAAGTAAGATTTCTTTGATTTCGTTTTCGCTGTATTTCTTCGCCAACTTCTCGAAGTAGTATTTGTCTTTTCGATTTTCATAAGTTGAAACACGACTACGAATCTTACCACCAAATTTCACGAAGTCGTACGACTTTGTTTTGAAGTGTGCCTTCATGGCAACGTACAAAGTGTAAACTTCAAACCCTTTCACTTTGACACTCATTTAAAAGGCAGTTCCGTTTTCTTTGGCAACATGTTGAGATTTCTTGCTTCATTTTCAATCTTCTCCTTGATTGGTTTTGTAAGAAACTTCTTCACTGTTTCAGGCTCAATCTCATGCTCATTACAAATATGTAGCACAGCATCCATGTATGTCATTTTAGTTTTCTTCACACAATCTTCGACCTTTTTTGAAAAGTCTTTTGTATTAACTGTGAATATTGATCCCATTTTGTCTCCCGTATTTTTCTTGATATGTATTAATAATATCTACTAACCGATTTAGACGGTTTAGTTTTTTGGTTCTAAATTTGTAAACAGAGCAAGAGAGATCATCACAAGCCATGATGATAACACCATCGTGAATCTTTTCTCCTGTAAGTCCTTCCCAGAGAAGAGAGTAGCATGTTGCCTGCATCAAGTAGCCCTCGATGTCTTCTACGTTCTTTGGACGCTTTGCTGTCTTGAAGTCAATGACTGCGAGTTGACCCTCGTACTCTGCGATACAGTCAACACGACCAGCAACACCGAAGTTGCCTTTAACATTCAATCCATAGTTTTCACGAATCAATTCTAAGACATCACCCCAAAGAGGAACTTCAAGGGCTCGAATTTTGTCGATCTTGTCGAGTTTGAATTTAGATGACTCGAAAAGAGGAATACTCTCGATCTTCTTGTTGTTTAGGTAGTCTTCAACTAGATTGTGATACTTGTTGCCTCGTGCAGCAGCCTGAGCAGCCATCTTTGCGTTCTCAGGATTCTTTCGCCACTCAGCAAAAAACTCTTCGTTCTCGTGATTGACAACTGTAGTCACTGACGGGTAATGTACATCAACACCATCAATGATGTAGTATCGCTTACCTGTGCTTTCATCGGTGCGTACTTTTCTTTCTGGAAGTTCTACGCTCACATGTTCAAACATTAGTCAAATTTCCTTTGCACTTTTTGTCCTGTCTTTTCTTCGATCTTTGACAAGACATCACGAAAGCCGTTGTCAATCTTTTTTCGACCCAGAGAAACAGCATCACCAATACCAGGTGCACCAACCATTTTTCTGATATCTTTTTTACCACACTTGGGGCATGGTTTTTTTGTGGGTTTGTTTCGATCTTTAATTAGCAATTGCTCTTCAGATGTGTAGTCACATGAACCACAACAATAATCATACGTCGGCATTTTTAAATACTCCAGTGTACCAAGAAGGAACATCTCTCTTGGTCCATTTTGCAAAATAGGATTTCGCACCGTTGTAATAGTTTCGATATGATTCAACGGCGTCTTCAACTTTGTATTCTTCGGGCATCGCAACAGCAAATCTTGTAAGTTTACCTTGTTTGATATTGTAAGGCAACTGCTCTAGTCTGTCAATGAGATTTTCTGCACTGTGTCTTTTGCCATAACGATATGTGTATTCTTCACACAACGCTTTTGCGTGTTTCTGATGCCAAGAATAGTTCTCAGATGTTTCAAATGTCCACACGGTACACGGGTGATGTAGAAAGGTTGCTTTCCATAATACGTCTTCACGATCATCATTTAGACGCCATCTTTTGATCTTTCTTGGCTTAGCACCTTTACTCATTTCAAAGTAAAGATCACCATCAAGATAGCGATGAGATGTAGAGAGCATCTGCCCAGCCTCAAGAATCATTTTGACGATGTGCTTGTCACACATAGACTGAGCAGAAACAATAGGGTCTTTGTCAATAGCAAAAATATTCATACTAAAAGTATAACAGAAAAACAAGTCGTGTCAAGCAATAGATATAGATTATCTGACTGAGTGGCTTTTCATCAAAGGTATTTATGCTCTAAATACGCCGTCTTGGAATCGAACCAAGTTTGCACGATTATAAGTCGCACTGAGAAATGCCAGTTCCTCCCACGGCGCGTAGTTCTTCTTTTTTTCTCCACTCACGAACCATTGTTCTGTAAGTTTTGTTTGTTCTTGCGGAATCATAAACACGCTTAAAGATTCGTGCCGACTCTGCCTTATCGCAAGTCCAATGATCAGACTCTTGCGGTTTGATTCTGCCTTTATCGTCGTACTTCTTCCCACTACGATGATTGGCGTATCGCCTTGCTCGTGTCCATCCCATCATAAGGAACTTGCGTGCCATATCAGCCCCAACAAACTCATCCCGAATAAGATAGTCATTAAACATAGCGTAAATTCGATTTGCCGAGTCGAACGCGATTTGGGGCGTGCGGAATCGCCAGTGTTTACAGATTTCAGATTTGTATGGTTCACAGAGCAATACTCCTTGTTCTCCTCGACCGATGATATACATTTCTGGATTTTCACGATAATCAATGTTATCAAAATCTAATGTATAATCAAACTCAATCATTTAGAATTGTCCTTTACATACCAAACAACAAATGTTGTCAAGAGTGTTAGGCACAAAAATGGTGCGAAGCAATAACCAATAGTTTCAATCATAGACAATTTTTGATTTCCTATTACTACAGTGACCGTTTTCGTTGATGTCAAGATAGTTCGAACGTTGTCGGTCATCATCATGACCAAGACGATAGTTTACACATTGTATTCCTTCAACACAGAAGTTTGATTTATCAAATACAGTCATAATCTTTTCGACTACTTCTGTAGGAACTTTCCCATCGGTGCTGAGAGGAATATCAATGTGCAATCTATACTGACTCATCTTGTCTCCATAAAATTGGGCAGGGGTGCTGTCACACCCCTAACCCTTCAGAAAGGATCAACCATGCCGGCTGATGTCCCGACGAATCTTGCGATTCTCAGGAGTTTCAATGATCGAAACACGATCATTTGGACGATAGCCACGGAAGTTAAGACCGTCGCCATTTTCGTTTTCGAAGCCAATGTAAATCATTGGTTCGGCGTTTTGACCACCACAGAACTCGATGACTTTCTCAACGAGAACCTCAGTACCGTTGTTCATAAACAACACATCGTTGTCGTGAACTCGCTTTGCCATGACTCGGCTAACCATTCCCTCTTCTGGGATATGGCAGTCGAGACAGTTGTTGGAGGTTGGCTCCATAAATTTTCCAGTATTTGGATTACGAACTTTGAGCATAATATTCTCCTTTTCTGCTCTTGAAAGACCTAAAACGTGTGATTCGTTCAGTGGGTTTGATCCACTCACACTCTTCGCCCCAAATGGGTGAAGAGAACATAACTTGAAATTGTGGACTCCATTGAGGATACTTTGAGTTGTACAAGGTATCAATCTGAGTCACGACGGCTTCTTTCCTTCGAGATGGAAGCCATACTTTATCGCCAACTTTCAATTTCATTTTTTCTCCTTTTTGGTTCAGAGGTTTTTTGTTGACTTCTAAATAATAGCATAGAAAAAAGGTTTGTCAAGTGTCTAATCAGAAAAATCAGAAAATTTGTATCGCTGGCATTGATTACTCAATGACCTGTCCATGCATCTGCATTTACAGTGGTAACAAAAGAAAGTTTGATCCAAAGGCATGTAAATTCCATTATCTGATAGACAAAAACAAATACAGCGAAAAGTTTGAGACCAACATCTTCGGCGACAAATACTTTGAATGGGAAACAGACATACAACGATATGACTCAATTGCTGATTGGGCAATCGGTAAGGTCGCAAAGTGCGAACAAGTTGCTATCGAAGGGTATGCGTTTGCTGCCAAGGGCAGAGTTTTTAACATCGCTGAAAATACGGGCATTCTAAAATACAAACTTTATCAAATTCCTATTCCTGTTTCAGTTTTTACGCCAACTGAAATAAAGAAGAAATGGTCAGGAAAAGGAAACGCAAACAAGGAAGAGATCGTTCGACAGTTTCGACTTGATACCGGTTTGAATCTCAAACAAATTTTCAATACAAAACAGGCGATAAGTCCATTATCTGATATAGCAGACTCTTACTTTGTGTGTCGAGAACTATTCGAACAGATCAATTATTGAATTTTTCAAACGTTTCGACATCGTAGTTGTAAACATCATCAGTGTTTGTCTTCACATCGTTTGACATATTTCTGAATGTTTGTCTACGAGACTTCACGTTCTTCTGCTTAAAGACTTTCGTTTTGCGATGACGAGAATCATCTAAACGGTCTTTACTCTTACTCTTTTTCATGGGATTAAACCTGGAAAAGACTCCGTAACTAATTTCTTGGTAAGGTTCTTTCTCTTCACCTTGTTTGTGATGATTTCACCAATCAACTCGGCTTCAGAAGCACAAACACTTTCGAGAAGTGGAATCAAGTTCTGTTCTGTGCGAACCATCCCCATTTGATCTATCTTTGGCTGTGCAAAAATATAGAGTCTCTTGGCCTCTTGAAAAAGAGTATTGTCTGCCAGATCATCTGGTTGATCATTCTTTTTGTAAGGTGGAAGATCATCTAGAGGAAAAACAACATTGTCATCAAAGATATACCGAAGAACATCTTTGAGAGGTTGACTAGAATTGTTTCGCAAGAAACTGACTCTTTCACCATAGGTTTTGATATTTCCAAGTTCGTTTAGAATCTCTGGAATTGTCATTTTGTACATTGATTAAAACTCCTGTATGTTCTCCATGAGAACCTTTAGCCTTTTTGCAATAAAGTAATTGAAGAGTCGTGAGCGATTTCCTTGTGGCTTTTTTTCATACTCTTCAAGTATATTTATAGTAAACTCGTCTGGTATAGATCCGAAATCTACAAGTAATTGATTTCTCTTTAGCGTTTCTTCATATTCAGGTGGCGTCTTCTCATTCAAGAAGTGATCGTGAAAATACGCCAACATTTTTTTAGTCAGAGGCTTCTGTCTTTTTTCAGGATCAACCAAACAGTCATCTTCAGACAGTGCGTTTGGCACACCATCAGATGTGTCTCCGCGAATAATTAGATCTTGCAGAAACTTTTCTGGGTCTGAACATTTCACAAAAGAATTCTTGATTGGATTCCATTGTCTTACATTCTTGTACCTTTGCAGTTGTTGAAAATCTTTGTCAGAAGAGATGATCACGATTTTTTCTGATTGGTGATACTTTTTACACAGAGTTGCAATCACATCATCTGCTTCACAGCGATCCACATACAAGACTTTGTATGGAAAGAAAAGTTGCAGTTCTTCACGAACCTTGGTTAGAATTGAGAACAAAAGATTCCAATCAAAGTCAGATTTCTTTTGCTTCACTTTTCTGGATGCTTTGTAGTGAGGAAATTGATCTTTTCTCCAATAGTTTCCTGTGTCGCAACAGATGACCAATTCACCATAATCGTTCTTGAATTTATTTCTCAAGTTGCGAATACTGTTTAGAACCATGTGACGAATCAAATCTTCTTGTGGTTTGTCACCACGAGTTTGTGCCATCACAGAAGCAATTGCAATTTGGTTGTAATCGAGCAGAATCATTTGGCGCTCCTTTTCATATTCTCATCGAAGTTTTTCTGAGAAAATCCTGGTTCAAGATTTTCAAGATTGGTACTCTCTTCGATTCTTTGTCTTCGTTTCTTGGTGTACTTCTGAATTGGTGAACCACAATCATCGCCTGTAAATTTTTTGCCGACATAGCGATTCATTTTCTTCCAAGACTTTCTTTTGAGATTGACTGGCTCCCAATCAATCTCGTCAGCAGCAGCGTTGGCTTCATCGAGAGTGGCAAACAAACTGTAGACTGGTTGATATTTTTTTGTTCTCTCGTTTCTCACATAGGTTTCTTTTACCCAAGTTTGAAGACTTTCAATCCAGATACCATACTTTCTCATTGTTCTTTACTCTCCATCAAATGTTCAATCTGGTGGCAGTTTGCACAAACTACTTCACACTTGTTGATTTCTTCCATAATTGCACCAAAAGAAAAGCCTGAGTTCACCATATCCGAAACATTGTGTTTCTTGTCGCGGAGATGGTGAAACTGCAAGGCTCTATAGTCACTGTAGCCACAACGAGAGCAAGTGCATGTTTTTTTGTATTCGATATACTGTTGCTTCGTCTTCATAATTCTTTCCTTGCGAAGTGCATTGTCACAGTCTTTACATTGAGTGCGACGATACTTTTTTTCACTAGGAACGCCAGCAAACGCAAACTTGTCTACGTTTCTTTTTCGCTTGCATGTACGACAAACTTTTCTCATCAATATCAACTATACCGAGTAAAACTTCAATGTCAAGTCAAATCTACAACTTCGCAAGAGTCGCCGGAGCAAGCATACGTTTGACTGCCAGCGGTGTTGTCTTCTTTCTCAAAGTCTTGTAGTTCCGACCAATCAATATCTTTTGGTGTCTCGGCCAATAACGCTTCATACTCTTCTTTTGAACACTCTTGGTATGGTGCTTGTGCGTAAGTATGTTCGCTGTATGGCAAGAATGAGATGCCAGAGATTTCATCAAAGTGCTTGTAGACCCAGGCGCCAACATCCATCCACTCATGCTCACGAACAGAGACAGTGATAGATGGCTTGTGTTCACACCAGTATCTCTGATAGATCAGCCACAGTTCAAGTTGCTCAATTGCATTTTGATCTTCACGAACAGTTGCATTGTCTGGTGATTCAATGGGGAATGAGAAAACAGTAACCTTGTCGCCCTTCATAGCACAAGGCTCGTTCTTGAATCCTTTTTGCTTCATAAAGTCGCACAATGGATCTTTATTGTCTGCACGAACAGTTCGAATGTAATGCTTGCTATGTCGTGCGTGAATACCCGAAGCAGCATCGACAAGTTGCGAGACTGTACCAGAGGGCTTGACGCAGGTAATTGCAGCAGACGCAGGAATACCTAGATCTTTTGCAATCTTTTTATTTGTTTTGATTGCGACATCCTTGAGTTCAGATAAAACGTCACGAAGATCAGGATGCTCACCATTTAGAATTGAGCAGTCCATAATACCAGTAAGAGAAACACCAAGAAGTCTTTCTTCTTCGCAGTTGTTTTTCCAATCACTTGAAAGATACCTAAAGTTTGTCAGCGTAGATTGAATCGTTCCAATAATTGTTGCAACACGAACCTTTTCTCTCAAAGTTTCAAGTGTGTCATCTGCACGAACAACAACTTCTGAAAGATTACAAAACTCTTTGTCACGAAGAATAATTTCAGAACATGGGTTTGTTCCGAAATCATAGTTTGGATCTCGTCGATCTTCTCCGATACTTTCAACCTGATTCTTTGCTGCTTGACGATTGAAAATACCACGCTCACCACTCTTCGAACGATACAAAGAGTTCCATTCGTCCATGAATGTACCGATTTCTGGTTTTGATTTGTAGCAAGCAGAGTTGTTTGCTAATGCTCGTTGCGGCTCTGTGTTCCACCAACTACCACTCTTTGCATGGCGCATTCGGTCATCAGTGAGATCAGACAGAGAAATCAAAGCAGAACGACGAACACCACCAACAACTACGATCTCAGCAATTTTACAGCATATGTCGTGGCATTCAATGTCC